CCGCCAGATGCGATCGCGAGCACAAGCGTGCGAGTGGCAGGGCGGATCATGGACCAAAATGGGTACAGCGTGATCGGCACGCATCGATCGGCGACGCTGTCGAAAAGGCTTGCGACCGCAGTGAGCACGAGCACCTTCTTCTCTGGACCAGTGAGCCCTGAGATTGCGTCGAGGTTCGTCACGGCCTGGTGCAGCAGCTGCACGAGCAGCTCGCCGAATTTCTGCCACGTCATGCCCGACGCGGCCTGCGTCCGCGCAGCCGCAAGGAACGCAGAAATCTGCGTTACGATTGCGTGCAGGTTGTCAGCGACTGCGACCATTAGATGTTGTCCGAGAACGTGCCAACGCCAGCCAGGGCGAGGTCAAACGTGACGCTTCCGGAAGATGGGTTTGCGATAAAGATCGTCTTGTTGCCAGCAGTTACGGCGATGCCGTCCTGGTAGTCGGTCCAGCGGTAGCTGCCGCCGCGGTTTACTCGTGCCGCATACCCTGTCGTGTCACTGGCAGAGATCACCCCGTAGAGCAGGTAGCGACCGGCCGTCGTCTCGTTGTTGACGAGAATCACGTCTTTGAGCGTCGCTACGGTCACCTTGCCTTGGTATCCAAACGCTGACGCCGAAAGATTTGTCAGGTCGAACGAATACGCCTGGCCGGCTGCGAGCGTCACCCCAGTGGCCCATGCAACGTTGGCCTGGCCTGGGCCGGTGCCGTTGGACACCGTCACGGACGATCGCACCTCGACGTCGCCAGTGACGCTGCCGACCAGCTGCGTGTCGTCAAGCGAGAACGTAAGCCGGTTGTATCCAGTGAGAGTCAGCGTGGGCATCGGTTACCTCTGCGCCTTGGAGTGGTCTACGCTGAAACCGATGCGACACGCCCAGCACCGGCAGACGTTTTCGTAAGTCGCCGGCCGCGACGTGATGACGCCAATTCCGGCCCTGCGGAGCGGCTGGTAGTGGACGTGCTCACCGCTCGGCGGCGCCAGCGGCTCGCGGCCGTTTGGACCGTGTCGGAACAGCGTGTCGGCTAGTCGAGTGTGTTGGGCCTTCACATACTGCTCCTACCGTCATTGTACCTTTGTTCAGGTGGGCGGCTTGCAGCCAGGGCCGCGAAGCTTGCCGTCGTTAAGCTCAGTCCAGAGCTCATGCGAGTGGATCGCCGCGAGCAGGTTCCAGCCGGCATGCCCGAGGTGCGGTTCGCTGCGGTCGCCGGCGAGAAACTGGTAGACGTGGGCGATCGCGTGGTTGAGCAGATCGTGCACAGGCATCCCTCGCTCCCAGTTAAAATCCGAGTATTTCTGCGCACCCTCCGCACACGCTCGAGCAACCTCGCGGAGGCCGATCGGTGACACGAGGTCAAACCGGAACTCCTCGAACGTGTCAGACCGAACGGCTCCGGTTCCAAACTTTGCGGTCGTCCCTGCCTGCGGGGCCACGACAGGGACTGCCGGCACGGCTTCCGGCTCGCCGCCGACAACTCTCCTCTCAAGCGGATCGTGTGCATATGGATCTTTGAGCCGCTCGTGGAGCACTCGCTGCCGCTCCTTAACACCAGCCCACGCGGCATCCAGCTGCTCAGGTGCCATGCCGGCGACCGGGATGGGATCCTCAAACACAGCCTCCGGCACTGGCTCGGCAGGCGTCAGCGTGTACGTTTTGTAGCCATCTGGCAGGTCAATCGATGCGGGGGCGTGGCACTTCCCACCGTCGCAGCAGCTGCCGCGTGATTCAATCGCCGCACGCATTATCGCGTTGTCCTGCTCGAGATCCGCAATCGTTCCCATGAGTTCCTCCCTCTCCTTGATCATCCTCGCCGTGTCAGCCGCCAATGACCCCGATGTCCCGCACCACTGGCCTTGGAATCGATACGCCCGCCGGCGGGCCTCTGCGATGTATTCGTCTGTGAGTCTCACGACGATCGCACCACGCCGTCTTTCGTGATCCGCATGTTCTGGACGTTGAACGATCCATCTGCCTGCACGTCGACGGTCGCGAAGCCCCAGTTGTATTTGTTCAAGCGGGCATACTCCGGACGAAGGTCGGCGAGGCAGCCGGTGCTCCAGCAGAATGTCTCGTTGCCGAACATGTCGGGCTCACAGTGCCCGGACGTGCGGTGGCCGTGGCCCTCGAGCACGGTGTGGTGCAGCCTCATGAACGCACCGCGGGCCTGGTTCACGGGAGCGGTCATGCCGCCCCCCTTTTCGTGGCCGTGGAGCACCGGCAACTTTCCAAGCATCACGGGCAGCTGGTCGCCCACCATCGCGATGTCATAGATGTTGCACTGCAGCCAGACCTCTAGGTTCATCTCCGGCTGGAGTGATAGCTCGGCGGCATGCTGCCATAGCCAAACTTGATACCTCTCCTCATGGTTGCCCTGCTTGTAAATTATCTTCACTCCGGGGAACTCGCCGCGCAGCCACTTGAGCAGCTGCCGCACCTGGGCAAGCTCGTTGCCGAAGTCGCGGTTGGCAGGGTTCTTCACGTACCTTGAGATGCTGTAGAAGTCCGCGATGTCACCGTTGAGAAGCAGTCCAACGATCTTCTGCAACTTCAAATGCTCGACGGCTGCCTTCAGTGCTACCTCGGAGTGATATGGCACATGGATGTCAGAGAGCACGCCCCATAGGCCGACCAGCTGCGGGTCATAAGGCGCCCACGGTGCGGCCCTGCTCGCCGGCATTGCCACGCCCTCTCCGGGCGACCTGGCCTGTCGCTCGAGGCCGGAGGCTGGGCGTTTCCTGTTCTTCACGCCGCACTGCCCAAGCTGCTGGCGAATCCTGCTCCTCGCAGCATCTAGCGTCAGGGCACCGTTGGCGGCCTCAACCAGCCGCCGCGCGAGCGATCTCGCCGGATGGTCCGGGTACTGCCGAATGATCTCGATTGCCATCCGCGTGATATCGTCGCCGGCCATGAAACCTCCGTGCGAGGGACGTAAGGCAAGAGTGCCAGATCGGCATTGGCGTGCAATAGCATCGGGCAGGGCTGTCACGCGTTACGCCGGGCGTTGGCAATCGCACGCCGCACGAGTAGCCGCCCTGCCAAGTCGAGGAACGGCAGGCCGCGGGCCGCGGCCTCGGCCCCCATCACGGCGACAACCTCGTCGATCCTCTCCGGCTTGCTGCACTCGTCGCAGCCCCACTGATCCATTTGTTGCTGCATTGCGAGGCACTGGCACGCTGGCGTTGGGTTGATGCCGATCCGCTTCAAAAGCTTCGATAGCTCGGTGCCGGGGCCGACAGTCATAAAACAAGCGGGCGTCTGAATCCACGTTCCGCAGACCTGCTTATGGTTTAGCATTGGGGCACGGCACCGAACGCATTGCCCGTTTTCAAAGTCACAAAGCGTCACGATACGGACACCGATGCTGAAATTGACAGAGCGGCGTGAACGTCCACATACGCCCGGTTGGCATTCTGCTGCGAGAACGTCAGGTGATAACTGGGCGAGTCTATGCCTGACATGCTGTACCCCCACATTGTTGTAGTGGCTTTGTCAGGGATGACGTTCATGACCAACGACAACGACGAAGCCCATTCGCTCCGATTGTTAGACACCCACTGCCGGGGTTTTTTGTTCCATTCCCCCGACCATTGACCAGTGAGCACCCCGCCTGACACAAGCTGGGCAGTGTCAAGCGTTATTGCTGTCGAGACAATGTCATACTCCGACCACGACAAGCTAGACGGCTTTTTGCTTTCATCCCACGCTGCTGACACAGAGGCGAATTTGCTGTTGCCTGTGGAATACAAAAGCGAGTCGTACACCGAAACGTCTACTGGCGCATTTGAGAAAGAATTAGCGTTTATAGGAAACAAGGTTAGGTTGTAGTAAGGTGCCTCAACTAGCGCGTATGTATACGTCGCAACAGACAAGCTTTGATACGCCTGAACAACCTGAACGGTTGGCGTGTTCAGATTACCCGCGCCAAAGTTTGAGATTGCCGAACGGGCTTTGACAGCGACGAGCATGCTAGCCTGAACGGAACACTCGCCATTAGAAGGTGCCACGGACAATGTGAGTGCCACGTTGTACGGGAACGAGGCGTACACAAACTTGATCGTTCCGGTGTTTGTGGTTGCGTTCCACGCGGTCGATGACATATCCAAGGCAAGAGCAAGCGATGCCTGAGAATATGCGTCATGGCCCTCAACAAATTCAGTGAAACCATCGCGCTGCGTGCTGGTGAATGCGTACCCATATATGGTGTTGTTGACGTTGTATGTCAGGTCTAGCGGAGACCCGTACTGGGCGAGTTCCGAATAGGCTCGGTTCGCAATGGTCGCCGCGTCGCATTTGGGTATTGATGTTGAAAACGAGACGTTAAAGGTTTTTGCGGTCAGAGATTGCCATAAGGAATGCGCAGTGCTCGGAGAGCACCCACAGCACGGGCTGCAGCTTCCGCCTAGCATTAGCCGCACTCCGCAGCGATCAGAATCCATTCGCCGGCAACGTAGGCAATCGCACACCCCTTGCTGCCAGAGCC